AACAGCCTGATGCCTTCTGGAGCAAAAAATTCAACAAGGATGTAACACCACGTTGGGTACTACAACACTTTGGCACAGAAGTGATGCGACAGAACATGCACGATGCAATATGGATTGACAGCTGTCTTATGAGATACGATGGTAAGCCAACAGTGATTGCTGATACAAGATTTGAAAACGAAATAAAAACAATCAGAGAAGCAGGTGGCAAGATCATACTTGTAAAAAGAGGGCAAAATCCTGATTGGTTTACAAGCTACGTGGAGGGCAATATATTGCCCACAGGAATACACAGTTCTGAATTTGCATGGGCTAAATCAGACTTTGATTGTGTTATAGAAAACAACGGCACTGTAGAAGAGTTACATGCAAAAGTCGACGATCTAATTATCAGCAATAAGATCACCAATACGCCAACCCAGTCTACGAATACTTCCAAGCCTTTGGCAATTGGCGCAAATAGTTTTTAAGTTAGTAGCGACAGTATTCCTCATATTTCCATCAACGAAAAACACGTCCAGTTGAGCCTTTTGTTGGGCCTTGAATCCACACAATTCACACTTCTTAAGTTTCTTGTATCCTGACCTTTGCAGTGCTGTGATTCCTCCCACTCTCTTGCCTGTTTTTTTTCTGTTACAAGTGTCACACAGGCTACGCCAGTAAATCTTGGATTGTTTCTTGTATGCATAGGCACGGGGCTTTGCTTTGCACTGCTTACACAACGGTCTGTTTTTGTATTGCATATGCTTATTTACGTTGCCTATATAGGCACCAGAAAATAGCAAGTTATATCGTAAAAACCATATGATTGAATAAATAACTCTGTATACGTTAAACTTGCAAGGAGAAAACGAAAAATGGCTTTAACATCACCAGGAGTAGAGGTTTCAGTAATAAACGAAAGTTTTTATGTACCATCAGATGCGGGTACTACACCTCTTTTTATAGTAGCATCATCACAAGATAAGACAAACGGAGCGGGAGACGGCACTGCGACAGGTACACAAACTGCGAACGCCAACACTGCTTTCTTGATCTCATCACAAAGAGAATTAACAGAGACTTTCGGAGATCCGAAATTCTACCAAGACGCTTCAGGAAATTCATTAAATGGTTATGAATTGAACGAATACGGTCTACAAGCGGCATACTCATTTTTGGGTGTTGCCAACAGAGCTTTTGTTTTAAGAGCAAATGTTAACACTACAGAATTAGTCGGTAGTGCAACGGCTCCTACAGCAGACCCAACAGATGGAACATATTGGTTTGACCTTGCATCAAGCTCTTATGGTTTATTTGAATGGTCAAAAACAGATCAAGCGTTTACGGCAATTACTCCAATCCTGATTACATCAATCACTGATCTAGTTGGCGGTGCTTCTACTGGTGCACCACTTACTTCAATCGGAACAATTGGTTCGTACGCAATCAACACTACACACGTTTCAAACAAGATCTACAAGAAGACAGCAAGTAACACTTGGGTACATATTGGATCACAGGCATGGCACTCATCACTACCTATGGTGACAGTTGCTTCTGGAACAACAGTTACTAATGGTCACACAATGATCATGAACGGTGTCACTATTACAACTGGTGGTACAGCATTATCAGATGTTGCAACAGCGATCGGTTCTAACGTGACTAACGTTACAGCGGCAGTAAACAGTGTGACAGGTGATTTAGAGATATTCCACAACGGTGGCGCACTGGGTGACTCAACAGAGGGTACCAACACAATCAGATTTGATTCTGGCACAGGATTAAGAGCTTCATTGGGCATCACGTCAGGTGTTGCCAACGGTGTTTTCTTCTTACAAGACAAACACACTAACAGACCTACTTGGAAAACTGCAGACGAGGACAGACCCAACGGTTCGGTTTGGTTCAAGACTACATCAGCCAATTCAGGTGCAAACATTGTTGCTAAACTTTACAGTTCAGCAAGTGCAAGTTTCTCAGCAGTGGCAAGTGCCTTATATGCATCACACAACTCTGCGATCTATAACCTAGACGCGGCGACGGGTGGAGCATCTTTATCAGCAGGTGACTTGTACACGCAGTACAACATAACTGAACAGAGCATGACGGCGGCTGACGCGACTGACACTACTCCTAATGTGGGTGACTTCCAATTATTTAGATACGAAGGCGGCACAACTTCTGCAACAAGTTTAGTAACTGCTCCAAGTTTTACAAGTACGGAAACTTTTACAATTAAAGAAACAAGGAAAAATCAAGAAGGATTCAGTACAGCAGTGACAATAACACTAGCTGGTACAGGTGCAGATGATTTTATTGCGGCTGTGAATGCAAAAGTTAACGCTTCAGCATCAGCTACAACAACTACTGAATTAATAAATGTAAGATGTACTAAATTAACAACTGGCGAGATAGTAATATCACATGCAATAGGCGGAGATATTAGAATGGTAGATACAAGTGGTACTCCATTAGCAGATGCTGGTTTCAGTACAACAACAGCACATGATTACGGAACATTCACTGCAACAAGTACAACACAGATCGATAACTTGTACAAAGTTCCAACTGGAGAAACTATTGACTCAACAGCCAACAATGCATTAATGATTTCTAACTGGAAGAGACTAAGTTACACAGCATCATTAAGTGCACCAAGCAATGAGCCAGCAGACGGAACATTATGGTACAACACTGGATTAGAAGCTGACATCATGGCACATAACGGTACAACTTTTGTTGGTTATGTTACAGCGTATTCAACTACTGATCCGAATGGTCCACAGTTCAGTGCAACAGCACCAACTACACAATCAGATGGTACTGCACTTGTAACTAACGACTTATGGATTGATACAAGTGATTTAGAAAATTATCCAAAACTTTACAAATACAACACAGCGGCTTCAATTACTTCAACTAACACAGCCAACCAAGTAGCAGTTACAACAACTGGTGCGGCGTGGGTGCTAGTTGACAAAGCTGACCAGACAACAGAAGATGGTGTAGTTTTTGCAGATGCAAGATGGCACACTTCAACTGACAAAGCGGCAGGAACATCAACAGCGGCAGGAACGGCTTCAACAATTAAAGACTTGTTAAGCGATGGTTTCCTAGATCCTGATGCTCCAGATCCAAGTTTATTCCCACAGGGTATATTGCTTTACAACACTAGACGTTCTGGTTACAATGTTAAGGAATACAAAAACAGTTACATTACAACTACAAAATATCCGGGAAGCGGATCAGCAGGTTTAGGAAATCCTAGAGCAAGTAATGAATCTGTTTCAACTTACTATCCAGACAGATGGGTAACTAAATCTACTAACAATGCTGATGGTTCTGGATCTTTTGGAAGAAAAGCACAGAGAAAAGTAATTGTTGAACAATTAAAATCAGAGATCGACACTAACCAAGCAATCAGAGAAGATCAAAGAGGTTACAATGTTATTGCTGTACCTGGTTATCCAGAGTTGATAGCAAACATGATTAGCTTGAACACAGACAGAAACAACACAGCATTTGTAATTGGAGATACTCCATTGAGATTGGAAGGCACATCAACTGCAATCCAAGATTGGGCAAACAACTCAGCAGGTGCAACTGACAACGGTGAAGATGGCCTAGTGAGTGCAAGTGATTACTTGGGTGTGTTTTATCCATCAGGACTAACGACAGACAACACAGGTAAATCAATTGTTGTTCCACCATCACACATGATGATGAGGACACTAGCAAACAACGATAACATAGCTTTCCCATGGTTCGCGCCATCAGGAACTAGAAGAGGTATTGTTGACAATGCTACATCAGTTGGATACATTGAGTCCACGTCTGGAGAGTTTGAAGCAATATCTGTAACGGAATCAGTGAGAGATTCAATGCATGAAGTTAAAATCAATCCAATTACTTTCTTTGCAGGAGCAGGCATTGTGAACTTTGGTAACTTAACTAAAACATTATCAAGTTCATCATTAGATAGAATAAACGTGGCAAGATTAGCTGTGTATCTAAGGACACAATTAGATGCTATTGCTAAACCGTTTATATTTGAACCAAATGATGAATTAACAAGAAATGAGATCAGAGGAGCAGTTGAATCATTCTTGCTAGAACTAGTTGGTCAAAGAGCATTGTTTGACTTCTTGGTAGTTTGTGACGAAACAAACAACACATCTACTAGAATAGACAGAAATGAACTGTACGTGGATATAGCAATTGAACCAGTTAAATCAGTTGAATTTATTTACATACCGTTGAGAATCAAAAACACAGGAGAAATTGCAAAATTAGGAAGCTAATTTTCGATAAATAGGAGAACAACATGGCAATATCAACATTATCAAAATTTACAGTACCTTTAGCAAACGACCAGAGTTCAGCATCACAAGGTCTGTTGATGCCAAAACTTCAGTATCGTTTTAGACTTGTCCTGGAAAATTTTGGAGTATCAACACCAAGATCAGAATTAACAAAGCAAGTGATAGATGTAACAAGACCTAGCTTGACTTTTGACACAGTTACACTAGATGTGTACAACTCAAAAGTTTATGTTGCGGGTAAACACACTTGGGAACCAATTACAATCAACATAAGGGATGATGTTAACAACTCAGTTACTAAACTGGTTGGTGAACAGATACAGAAACAGTTTGATTTCTTCGAACAGTCGAGTGCGGCATCTGGTATTGATTACAAATTTACAGGCAGAATTGAAATGCTAGACGGTGGTAACGGTTCAAGTGCACCAAGTGTTCTTGAAACATGGGAACTATATGGTGCTTATGTTGAAAACGTCAACTACAACACACTAGCATACGCAACATCGGATCCAGCTACAATCACAATGTCAGTGAGATACGATAACGCAATACAGACACCACAGGGTACAGGAATTGGAACGGCAGTAGCTAGAACAATCGGTACACTTTCAACTGGTGGTGGACAGTAATTAAAAGTTTAGAGTAGCAATTATAATACAAGAAAAGCGTCTTTATAGGCGCTTTTTTTGTGACTATAAATAACAGTATGCCAAGCATAAACAATTTCTTAAAAGGTTTCCAAAATGGTCTTCCAGGAATGAAAGACTACAGACACGCATCAAGACTGTACATAGACGACAATCACAAATTGATGCCGAAGCAGAAGTTCCTTTTCCATGTGGTGTTCAATCTAGACGATACAATAGCGACAACTAGATTTGCTCCTAACGAAAGGTATGAACTTAACATGTTGGTCAAAGCATGTGATCTACCCAAGTATGGTATGAACATGGAAGAAAAAATTCAGTACAACAAAAAGATGTATGCGGCAACACGTATACAGTACGATCCAGTCAACATAACCTTCCACGATGATCACGCCGACACAGTGAACGCATTCTGGAAGAAATACTACGAGTATCACATAGCAGACTCTGTGTCAATGAACTCGGACTTAGCTATATCATCAACCAAGGATAGTCTATATGATTCCATAGATACTGAAAAAGTTGGTGGCAGGTTAAACAAGTTTGGTATGGACACCCCCGCAAAGCGTAACAAACCTTACTTGAAGGGCATAGAAATTTTCGTACTACACAAAAAGAGATTTACTTCGATGACATTAGTGAATCCTGTTATTGCATCATTCAGCCATGACAACTTAGACGCGGCCGACGGTACAGGGGTCATGTCAAACACCATGCAAGTGATGTATGAGACTGTGATATACAAAGTAGGAATTATAAACAGAAACAATGTTCCAGGATTTGCCACAGTACACTACGACAACGAACCTTCGCCTTTATCAGTGTTAGGTGGAGGAACAACCAGCATATTTGGTCCTGGTGGTGTTGTAGACGGTGTTGGATCGGTAATAAGGAATGTGCAGTCAGGTAACATTCTTGGTGCGATACTGGGTGCTTCAAACACATACAACAACGCAAAAAAAATTAAGAAGTCATCTGTGAAAGAAGAACTTAAAGGCATAGCCAAGGAAGGGGTGTTAGAAATTGGCAAACAAGCCGGAACAATAACCAATCCAATAGGAGCATTCTCTGTTGGTGCGGCTGTGGCCGCTGGAGCCATAATAGCTACGGCTAAAGGAACCAGTGACAATAAGTCGGGAAAAAACAATCAAGTGATTACACAGCCGGTACATGATAATGTAAATTACCTGTCAGGAGATGAGGCATTCAACTTAGTATCCAATGACGAAAATGTAAGAACAAAAATAGCATCAGGCATATACTACAAAGACATAGGTTCACGTACAGGTATGACTGTGGCAGAATCTGATATAGCCTATGCAGGGTCCTCAGATTCTATCAAGAACGTTTATACAAACAAGGCGATAACAAACATTCGGAAACTGGTCACAGAAGGATATATAAAAATTGATAGGACTTCGCAAGATGTCCAAATTTCAACAGAGAAGGTAAATTTATAATGGCTGAATTTTATACAAACTTACCACCAAAGCAGAAAGACGAGCTTGATAAAACTATCGAGAAGTTAACTACAACAAATTACGAAACTGAGTTTCAATTTAATGTTGGGGAATATGACACTGCCGTGGGTTTTTTTGTAAAGCGAGGATTTAATAGAGTTTCGGCCGAGTCCACAGCATACGTGATATTATCACAGGCAAAAATAGATAGTATTAGACCACACGAATTACTAGACAAACTTACAAAGGCTTCGCCTGTACAACTATCTGAACTTATCACTATTATTCTAAATGCAAATAGATACAAATCTAGTAGACTTGGAGTAAGACAGACACTTACTACTAAAGAAACTGTATCTAGAAACATAATAGACTAATGCTACCTAGATTCGCAAAGGGCAAATTCTTCCCAAAGAATGCTGAAAAATATGTTGGCTTGAAAACACCAACCTACAGATCTAGTTGGGAACATGCTTTCATGAGATTGTGTGACGAACATCCTAATGTTTACAAATGGGCTAGTGAAAGTATAAAGATTCCTTATAGGCATCCGTTCACAGGCAAGTACACAGTATATGTTCCAGATTTTTTTGTTGTATACAATGACAAGAACAGCAAGAAACATGCTGAGATGATAGAAGTAAAACCCGCATCACAGACAACAATGGAGGCGGCTGGCAAAAGTATGGCTAAGAAAAAACAAGTTGTTATAAACATGGCCAAGTGGGAGGCGGCAAACGCCTATGCCAAACAGAACAAACTGCGATTTAGAGTAGTTTCAGAAGAACAACTATTCCACAACGGTAAACGTAAGTAAATAAAACGATGACAAAGAAACTAGAAGACATTCTTAATTTACCAAATGTTAAAGAACAATTCAAAGAGGTAGATAAAAAGGAAAGAGATAAGAAATTGAAGGAGACTGCTAACGGT